CAAGGTGGATTTGATGGTATGAATCCAGCTACAGTAAAGAACACAGGAGCTAGTATAACATCTACTAATACTATGGGATTCGATTGTTCAACAGCTACTACGATGGGTACTAAAGTGTTTAAGAAAGCTATAAACGCTGTTAGTAATCCAGATGAGTTTGACATTAACTTACTCGTAACACCTGGTATTGTTCATGGTTTACATAGTAAAGTTACTGCAAGAGCTATGAACATGGTTGAAGAACGTGGTGATGCATTCTACGTAATGGATGCTTCTATATATGGTGAAAGTATAGCTACAATGACAAGTCGTGTAACCACATTAGATACTAACTATGCGGCTACATACTACCCTTGGGTTAAAATTGTAGATTCTGGTACTTCTCTACCTGTATGGGTTCCGCCTTCAGTTGTTTTACCTGGTGTTATTGCTTATACAGACCAAGTATCACACGAATGGTTCGCACCAGCTGGTTTGAATCGTGGTGGATTAACTTCGGTAGTTGAAGCTCAAACAAGACTAACTCACGCTGAACGTGATGACCTATATGAAGAAAGGGTTAATCCTATTGCTTCATTCCCAGGTCAAGGTGTTTGTGTTTGGGGTCAAAAGACCTTACAAGCTAAACCATCTGCGTTAGACAGAGTAAATGTAAGAAGATTGTTAATCAGATTGAAGAAATTTATTGCTTCATCTTCAAGATACTTGTTGTTCGAACAGAATACTGCTGGAACAAGAAATCGTTTCTTGAACATTGTCAATCCTTTCTTAGATTCTGTTCAGGCTAATAGTGGTTTGAGTGCATTTAGAGTTGTCATGGATGAATCTAACAACACACCAGATGTGATTGATAGAAATCGTCTTGTTGGACAAATCTATATACAACCTACGAGAACTGCAGAATTTATTGTTCTGGACTTCGTTGTACTCCCAACAGGGGCTACATTTCCAGAGTAATTAAACTTCTTAGTTTAGACTTAAAACCCACCTTAATCGGTGGGTTTTTTGTTTTAGTGATATTTATTATTGTGTTATAGAGAAGAGATACTATAACGAGTAAAAATTAACTTTTTTGTGTATAGATGATATTTATATATAAGAAAAAATAATTGAAATTTATTGGAGATATAAAATGGCTGAATTACTCGACCCTTCAGAAATAATGTTCACTCCGTTTGAACCGAAGACGAAGAACCGATATATCATGTATTTAGAAGGTATACCATCTTATCTTATTAAGACTGCAAACAGACCAAGTATTACTTTCGAAGAAGTTGAATTGAATCACATAAACGTGAAACGATACGTGAAAGGTAAAGGTGCTTGGGAGCCGATTGAAATTACCTTATTTGACCCAGTTGTTCCAAGTGGAGCTCAAGCTGTTATGGAATGGGTTAGATTACATAAAGAATCCGTAACTGGTCGAGATGGTTATTCTGATTTTTATAAGAAAGACATAACTATTAATATGTTAGGTCCAGTTGGTGATAAAGTAGAAGAGTGGACATTAAAAGGTGCGTTTATCACATCCGCAGCTTTCAATGATTTAGATTGGTCAGTTAGTGACCCTGCTGAAATTACATTGAGTCTACGTTACGATTACGCTATACTACAATTCTAACAATATTTTATTGGTGGATAGGGGGAAGTTTGTGGTGGACTTCCCCTTTTTTTTGCATAGGGTTTTTTAATATAGGCTGATACTTATTAAAAAGAAGTTTTATAAAATAGTTTTATATGAAATCACATTATAATACATTAAGGAGAAATTATGGCTAAGAAAGAAAAGCCTAAGTTTCCAACCGAGATAGTACCATTACCATCAGGCGGTAAATACTATCCAGATGGACACCCACTATCGAGTGGTGAAGTTGAAGTAAAATACATGACAGCTAAAGAAGAGGATATTCTTACTTCACAGAATCTTATCAAACAAGGTAAAGTAATTGACGTATTATTAGATTCACTTGTACAAGGTGACTTTGATATGAATGATATGTTGATTGGTGATAAGAATGCAGTTATGATAGCCGCTCGTGTTCTTGGATATGGTAAAGATTACGAATTTGAAATGGAAGACCCATTAACTGGGGAAAAAGAAAAACAAGTTCTTGATTTAACCACCCTTGACCACAAAGAAATAGACTTCGATGGTGATTATACATTTGAATTACCAAATTCTAAAAGGGTATTGGGTTGGAAGTTTATAACACAACGTGATGAAAACGAAATAACAGAGGAATTAAAAGCTCTACGTAAAGTCACAAAGAGAAGTGGTATAGAACAAGAAGTAACTACAAGACTAAGAAAAGTTATTACATCAGTAGATGGAGACGAGAGTGTCGGTACTATTAATAACTTTGTCAATAATGAATTTTTGTCTCGTGACTCAAAAGCATTTAGAGATTATTTATTGTCCGTAACACCTGATGTGGACTTAAATATCATTGTTGATTTTTCTTCAGGTGAGGAGGTCGAAGTCACCGTTCCTATGACGGTGGAGTTTTTTTGGCCTAAGTCCTGAACACAAACCTAAGATACACGAACAAATATTCCAAATAGTATTTCATGGGAAAGGTGGCTTTACCTATGATGCAGTGTACTCTATGCCCACATATCTACGTAAATTTTATTTCTTACAGATGCAAGCTTTCTATAAAAAAGAGAAAGAACAATACGATAAAGCAAATAAAAAATCATCCTCTGCAAGAGGGCCAAATATAACTCCAAGACGATAAATTTGATTTATTTGATATTTATTATTGATTAAATCCCCAAACGTTATATTATACGGAGACAATAATGGAAAATATCAATGATATTAAAAAGATAGCTAAAAAGTATCTTAAATCCCCAAAAATCTACAAGATGAGAAACAAGATTCAAGTTGTAGCAACAAGTGGTGCTTACATGAACCTTGAACATGACCCAAGTGGTAAAAGTTATGAAATAATTGACCCATCAGACAATCTTATAGGTGGTGGTGATTATGATGTAGTGATGGAGCCCTTCGCAGAGTTTAGGGATTTATTACGTTCTATGAAATTAGAAATCAAAGAGATACAAGAAAGTAAAGTTTACGAAGGTATTATCAGTACCTTATTTCAACGAGTTGTAGCTGGTGCAAAACCAAAAGCAGTTGTGAGTCAAGCTACTAAAAATCACCCAGGTCTTAAAAAAATGGAAAAACAAATTGAAAAAGACTTAATAGCATTAAAAAAACGAACTGATGCATTGAATGACAAATTAGATGACCTTGATAGGATATAATAAGTAAAGTTAAATGGCTAGAGAACGTATAGATAAAAAAGCTTCCGCAGAACAACGTAAAAATGCTAAAGCAGAATACGAACAGGTAAAAAAACTACGCCAAGAAAGACAGAAACTTCTTAAACTTGAAAAGGAAATAATTGAACTTAAAAAAGCTGGTCTTAATACAAGTGAGGCAGAAGAAAAACTTCAAATTAAAATAAAAACTAATTTAGACTTACAAGCTAAATATGCTGAATCTATCTCAAAAGTAAAACAAGATGTAAGAGACATAACAGGGGAAGCTAATAAGTTAGCCGAAGAAGGTCTTGACATAGGTAAGGCACTAAATGAAATAGGTGCTAAACAAATTATATCTAACGAGAATATAAAATCTCAACAAACTACAATAAACAAACTTGCAGGTACTAACATTGACTATCAAACCGATTTGTCAAATATATTATTAAACCAATTAGACAATACCAATCAATTAAACCAAGAACAAATGAAAGTAGGTACTTCAGCTTTTAAACAAGTTGAGTTTGGAGAACAAGAAAATGCTTTAGTTGAAGAAAGAATTAGATTAACTTCAGGTAACCACGATTTAAGTAAAGATGATTTAGCTATAGCTATGGAAACATTGGAGATAGCAGAAGAAAGATTACGTGTACAAAAAGACATATCAAAATTTCAAGGTATGCAAAATGATGCTATAAATAAACTTCAAGGCCCTATGAACGATGTAAAAGACAAAGCTATGGAAATGGGAGCTATGTTAAAAGCTGTATTTGCTAATCCAGCACTTGCTCTTGTTGCTGGTTTAGGTTTAGCCGCTAAACAAATGTTCGATTTATTCAAGGGTGCTCAAAGTCTTAAAACAGAATTAGGTATTAGTGATGAGGCCGCTGTAGGTCTACAAATGCAGATATCTGAAGTATCTTTGGCTTTAAAAGCGGCAGGAGTTGAGAGTGCTGATGTAGCAGAAGCTCAAATGGCCTTGATAAACAATTTTGGTGGTGTATCCGCATCTTCAACCGAGTTATTAATGGCTATGGGTGATTTGAAAGCTCAATTCGGTGTTAGTGGTCAAGCCGCTGGAGCTCTAATGGTCACGATGAAAGCTATAGGAGCTTCATCCGAACAAGCCGCTTTCCAAATGGCAAAAAATGTTGCTTCACTAGCTCAAGCCGAAGGTGTAGCACCAGGTCAAGTTATGCAGGACATAGCTAATAATACTGAAGCTTTTGCTGGATTTGCTAAAGATGGTGGTATGAATGTTGCAATGGCCGCTATAGAAGCTAAA